TTAATATCTCCAGGACTTCATTCCATTAATTCCATTCCATTAATTCCATTCCATTAATTCCATTCCATTACATAACACGGTAACGTATCAACATTCATCATAATATGCGTATTCTTACCATCTTTCAGGAACTTCGCAGCCATGGCCGCATGCTTCTTATATTTTTTATACGTGATTTTATACTCATCAAAGATCGGATTATGGATCTCGGTCGAAGGGATGTGATTATGAACCGACCGCGTAATCATCTTATACAGTTTAAAGTCCGGATACCGTTCCTCCCCGCTGGATTTATACAGCACATTACGCCCCTTATCATCCATCGTCCATTTCACAATTAATCTGATAACCGGATCGGATTTACACAGCTTTTCCACCTTACGCAGGTCGTATATAAAATAGTCGAAGAGAGCACAGGCAAACCGGCACAAATCAAAACTGTAATTCGGTTCTACGGTGGGTTTTTCTGCGTTATAATATGGCGGGAAATTGTATTGCGTGGCCGCGTCGCCTTTGGGGTGGAAACTATCACTACATATGAGCTCGCCGCGGAACTTGTAAATCGCACGCCCGAAATCGATGATTTTGAAGATACGGCCATAAGTGGGGACTTTATAATACTGGTCTTCATAGAGGTAGTAAAGGAACTCTTCGGTGGTTTCAATAAACATAACATTGTTCGTATGAAGGTCGTTGTGTGTGAACGCAAACATCTTCTGGTATATTATGAGGGTCATAATCACCTGGAATAAAATAGACGCCCACTCTTCTTTCGTCAATTCATCGGTCATCATGATATGGTCAAGTGTGCTTACACACTTTTCAAGTAGAATCGCTTGAACGGGGAAATCCTTGATTTTTACGGTGATGTTTTCATCGTCGCTGTCATATGTGCCACTGTCACTACTTCCGCTGCCGCTGCCGTCGCTGTCATCTGCGAATGAAGTATCATCTACTTTAATTGTGTCTTTGTTTCCGTCGCTGTCGCTGTCTTCACTGTCATTCGATTCACTGTCGCTTTCGCTGTCTTCGCCGTGTCCGTCGCCGCGTCCGTCGCCACCGCCACCGCCGTCGCCACCACCGTCGCATTCGTCATCGTCTATTGTAGTATATGATGAATTCGACTGCGATGAATCACTGCTATCATCACTCGAATAATCTTGGTCTCTCGTTCGGTCCTTCTTATTCAGTGTGGGCTTAATATCAGCATCACTGCCATGTGGTTGGTCTTGGTTCATCAGTTCGTCTACATTTAATTCGACCATTTCCGCATTCACGGTGGGTGTATCGATGATGACACACTCTGATCCCACAGGAGAACAAACTTCCGTGTCTACCATCAATCCTACATCTACGACACTTTCTTCATCAAATACCGGGTCAATAATATGAAGTCGGCTATTACTATTCAGATAATCGCCAGTGTCCGCTCCGCCGCCGCCGCTGCCGCCGCCAATCAACGGTTTCATTTTATTACGGAGTTTCATTAATTTACTCGCATTGATATCAGATAGCTCATTCTCATCCTCGCCAAACTGCGAATAATCAATTGTGAAGAGTTCGTTCTCATAATTATTAAAAAACGAGCATCCAACAAGATACTCGATGTCATCAAACACATTCGTGGAAAATTCGCGTTGCTTACATAAATAACTGCCATAATAATCGAGCCCATGAACGATTCCGTGTGTATGAAGTGTTTTGCTCGTTAAATAGGAGAAAAAACCGTCCACATACGAAGCATTGTTTACGTTTAGCATTTTCTCTTCACAGTCATCGACGCTCGAATTGTATTTGGGTAGCGACATCGTTTTTGTATCTTGGATATTGTATTTGCCCGACAAATACCGGATTGGATCAAGTAGCGGCGAATACTTCACAAATATCGGCGCGTTATGCGTGTTGCCCGCGTCATCCCCAATCACCGTTTCAAGATGGTTTAGGGTTTGATTGCGTGTTCTATCTGTGTCGGTATTGCCTCCATCCACACCCCCATTGTCGTCGCTATTAATGATTTGACGCGAATGCTCGATAATATTCTGTAAATAATATTGTTGGTTTAATTGGATACTATTATAATTGGACTCGTTAATATCGAAAAATCGCGAATAGATTGGAGTAAAATTCTGGATATCAAATAATAGTGCGGGTTCGATCTTATCTGGTGTATACTTATGTTTCCGATAATGTAATTGGAATAACGTCGGCGTTAGCGAGGTCATTGTTCCTAAATGAAATACTGGTATGATTGTTAAATAGAAGTTATAAATTGATTTTAAACGGGGCGCCGCCGTGGCCGTCCATGTCCATTCGATTCCATTCGATTCCATTCGATTCCATTCGATTCGTAAAAAATGTCATTAAATAATATACACCATTTTTATCACCATTTACTCGATTCGTCGTGATTGCGTGTAAATGAATTTAGAACTCGCAAAATTCGATATGAAGGCGATCAGCTTTCGCCCCGATGAAAACAAGGGGCCCGTTATCGTTCTCATTGGACGCCGTGATACCGGTAAAAGTTTTCTCGTTCAGGACTTGATGTTTCACCACCAGGATATCCCCATTGGAACGGTCATCTCCGGGACAGAAGCAGGCAACGGGTTTTTCGCAGCCCATGTGCCAAAACTCTTCATCCATGACGCTTATAATACAGCAATCATCGAAAATATTCTCAAGCGCCAAAAGGCTGTCTTGAAGCAGGTGAAGAAGGAACAGGATATGTATAAGAAGTCATCCATTGACCCTCGTACATTCGTCGTATTGGATGATTGTCTGTATGATAACAAGTGGACGAAAGATGTGATGATGCGTCTCCTGTTCATGAACGGGCGTCATTGGAAGGTCATGTTAGTCATCACAATGCAATATCCCCTGGGTATCCCTCCAAATCTCCGCACCAATATCGACTACGTTTTTATCCTCCGTGAACCATATATTGCGAATCGTAAGCGAATCTATGACAATTATGCGGGTATGTTCCCCACTTTTGAGAGCTTTTGTCAGGTCATGGACCAGTGTACCGAGAATTATGAGTGTCTCGTCATCAATAACAACGCGAAATCCAACAAATTACAGGACCAAATCTTCTGGTATAAGGCACAACAGCACGGGCCATTCAAGTTGGGCAGTAAGGAGTTCTGGGAAATATCGAAGAATCTCGGTTCTGACGACGAAGGAGAGCAGTCGTATGACCCAAACGCCTCGAAAAACAGTAAGGCACCGAAGATTAACGTGAAGAAGAGTAAGTGGTGATGGAAGGTTGGTCTCGAGATTGCGAGAGCGGTTTCTCAAAATTAGCATTTTAACCTTATTTCTTGCTTTTGGTTTATAAAAGCAAGCGTAATATAAACATTGCTTTCATAAATATCGCTTTTTATTTATAAAAGCGACCGCTATCCAACCCATCGCTTTTAATAAACTCGCTTTGGGTTTATAAAAGCAACACGGCAACTTCAGAACAATCTCATATTTATATCATTCAACACATCCGACAAGTCAAACCCAGGCTTATTCGGATTATAACGTATGATTGTGTAACCCCGGTTATTAATGAATTCTTCTCTCGCCACCTCCTCCGCGACAGACCTGTCGCTATGTCCGTATTCATCACATTCTACAACGATTTTATCGTTCGTGAAGCACAAGTCTGCCCTATACTGTCCAATCTGAAACTGACGCGACATGGCGCAAGCGCCGCTATACGCATTTTCAATAAACCCGATTGTCTGACCTTCGATACACATTGGGAATTTGACAACTTGTATTTGCTCTGATGCTGTAACAAGGTATTTGGTTCTGAAATTAAATGAGTTCTTGAAGAGTTCATATGCTTCTTCCGTGAGCATATAAACAATTCGGTTTTGTCCGCCATTCTGTTTTTTTGTTTTACCATCAGCCGTGACTGGATATTTGATATAATGGATATTCTCTCGGTAGTTCTTCTCCAGGTTTCTTATTAGGTTGATTTTTTTAGTGGTGAAATGACAAACCAGCTCCTCCAAATCGCGTGTGAACTCGGGCATAATGTATAGACCGTGTATTACATACAACAGTTATCCACCGTCTATTTATTTCAATTTTATCTTGCTTTATTATTCTAAAGCGGTTTCGCGATGTTCGTTTTCGTTGTGCGAAAACAACTTAAAGACATTCATATATACATAGTATAACCTACACTCATAACAATGTCATCCTCCGCATCTTCAGCCTGCGCCGACTCTTCGGCAACCCTCAACATTGTTGAACTCATCGAGAAAAATCCGATTACAAAGTTGTCTCAAACATACAACAATTTTCTCCTCGAAAAAATCCAAGAAAACTCAGCACATTCGAACAACAGTTGTTTGTCAGTAGTTTTTATTGTTACCTGAATTATGATAAGACTACTGACTTTGTTGTTGACTTGGATGATGTGTGGAAATGGTTGGGATTCACACAAAAGGCGCACGTAAAACCAATGATTGAATCCAACTTCAAACTCAATGTAGATTATACTATATCAATTCCTGAATTCAAAAAAACAAAAACAGACCAACAATCTGGTGGTAGTGATGAAGAACAACCATCTGAATCAACAGTTCCTTCTAAACCAAAGAATGGTGGGCAAAATAAGCAAACCATCAAACTAACCATCCGATGCTTCAAACTGCTCTGCTTGAAAGCACAGACCAAGAAAGCCGGCGAAATCCATGACTATTATTTGCGCCTGGAAGAAATTATTCTTATGACCGTTGACTATCAAACAGCCCAATTACGTGCGCAACTCGAACAATCCGCCGCCCAACTCGAACAAAAGAACGAAGTCATCTCCACCCTCAACCAAGCCACCATCACCCTCACCCAAGAAAAGAAACGCGCAGTCGAGAAAACTCTTATCACCCAGTTCCCAGTTAACACCGAGTGTATTTACTTCGGCACCATCGACAACACCAACGCCGACAACGAAAAACTCATCAAGTTTGGCCACACCAACGACCTCGCAGCCCGTGTCGCTGACCATCACAAGAAATACACCAATTTCATCCTCGCCGGTGCCTTTAGAGTCTGCAACAAAGTGGAAATTGAGAACCAGATCAAGGCACATCCAAAAATCAAGCGCCAAATTAGGACAATCGAGGTCGCCGGTAAAAACAAAACCGAAATCATCGCATATGATAGCACCAATTTCACAATTAACCGCTTGACAAAGCACATAGAAGACATCATTCACGCTAGAATGTACAATGTGGAAAACTTCAATAGGCTTATTCAGCGCAATCAAGAATTGGAAGCCGAAAATGCGAAACTTGCCAGCGACCTCGAATCAAAAAAGAAGGCCATCCACGACCTCACACTTGCGAACAATGAACTCCGCGAGAAGACCGCACAACAGTCACAGGCACTTCAAGTTGTCACGACTGAGAATGAATCCCCCTTCACTCAACACATTCTTCTACCTGAAGATGAAATGACGCAAAAATTCAAGGACTTCGTCGCGAATTGCTGTATTGTACGCCCCGATGTGGAAGAGGAATCTGTCAACATTGAAGGGCGTTTTCGTTTATGGTCCCACATAAAACCAGCGAAAGAGACCTTCCACGCATTGAAACATTATATGGATGTTATGTTTAAACCCAAACGTATCGGTCGTATTCACGGCTATCAGGGTATCAAATTGAAGACAGTGGAATACAAGAAGGTCATCGCAAACGAGGCCGAAAACCCAACGCAATTCAGTGTGGAAACTTTTATTTTCCAGTGCTGTAAATTCTCCGACACCGGCAAAATCCTGAACTCAACGCTCCTGAAAGAATATCAGCAATGGAAGGTGTCTGTCGGACAAACACCTACCGAAAACGATATGAAGAACCTGAAGACGTATTTGAATGCTTCCCCCAACGCGTTGAAGGCATGTGTGTGGAGTGAAAATAATTCCAATGAAGGATTTTATGGCCTAGAAATCACGCAAGGTTTTTATGCTATGAATAAAAACGCAGTCCAAGAACAAGGCGCGAACCCCATCATCGGCGTCCAACTTTCAACCAGCGGTAAAAAAGTGGAAAAGAGGTTAGTGGGAACCAACCAAGTCCTGAAAACGTGGAATACGATTGCGAAAGCTTCGGAATCCGAAGGCTTTTCCACCGCCAAAATGAGCCGCAGTGTGAAAGATAAAACAGTTTTCAATGATTATTATTACTGTGTAGCGGTCTAATCTATTCGATAAACCGTATTACTCGCAGTAATAATAATCCACATTTTGTGGGTCAGTGTAATTCAAATACTTATTCAGACGAGTCCGCATCCGCCCCCGACGAGGCCAACCGTGACAACCCGTGGTCACTATTCTTATCCATAACGACATCCTCGCTCTCAAAGAGTTCCTTGCGCATCTCTTCCACGGTCATCGATACAGACGCAGTCTCATCACCCGCATTCCAAATGCCGCCGCCGACACTCTCACTCGCCGCACCCGCACCCGCACCTCCGTCAGTGTCCTTCGGCTTCGCATCCACCAACGTCTCGCCATCCTTCGCCAACATCTGCGTGAGCTTATTCCCGCTATCCTTCGCCAACTTGATATTCTCCTCAATCGCCTTCGTCTTCGAATCCTTGACACGCTTATCAAACTCGGTCTTGGCCTGTTCCTCGTTCTTCTTCTTCTCGGCCATCAACTGGTTCAGGGTCTCCTCCATATACTCAACGCGACCGGTCTTATACGCCTCTGGGTGGAAGGGAACCCACAAACCGACAGGCCCGACAAAAACGTCGTGGTTCGGGTCCACCTCTCGCAACATCTGACAACGCAACTCGGCCTCCTTCTGCGACCCGAACACGCCGCGAACCTTCAAACCGCGGATGGATGTCTGGAAATTATGCTTCTCGCCAAATTCGTTCTCCAGATCGTCCTCATGCTTATCTAGGAAAGTCTTATACTCGTCATAGATGTTCGTCTTTTGAAGAGTAGCCTTCTCCTCTTTAGCAAACTCCTGAAAATCCGCCGATATCTTGTCAAAATTCACATGGTATTTGAATGACACGAAATTAAGGAACTGGACAAACTTCTCCATCGACTTTTGGTAGTCCCAATAATGAAGAAACTTCTCAAAAAAGAAATGGTCCTTCTGCTTCAAAATGGATTCTGGGGACACGAAAGACAAACATGCGAACTTTTGACCGGCAATAGGTTTGTCCTCCTCCAACAAATCAATATATTTAGAATTTACGGCCCCGGTTTTGCTTTGTTTCAGTTCAACGCCGAGTGGCGCGGATGAATCAGGTGAAGTAGCGTACATCAGAATAACGAAGGTATAATATAATACATTATTGATATTTAAGTGTTTTAAACGCATTCTTTAGAATGATTTATTCAATTTGGTAATTCATAAATAATATTTTCTTTCCATTATTTATAATAATATTTCAAATGACCGCTGGAGTTTTTGATTTAGGCGAACTCGTTAAGAGAACCATTAAGTATTTGGTGGAGGGTATTATGG